GTCGACATTTCCACCAAAGCTTCCATCGTCAACGACGATGAGGTCGTCACCGACGTGTAAGTCAAGACCAATACCCGCGCCACCACCAACGATGAGAGTACCTGTAGCAGAATTCGTTGCATTTGTTGTATCAAATAATTTTATAGAGCCTGCGTCGATACCAGACCTAGTGCCACTAAATGCTTCACTACTGTTAGTTGCTGCATGATAAACTGCAAATCTTTCTGCTGAGTTATCCCAACCAAAGAATCCAAGACGTGCTTGTGAATCATAGTATCTAAACTCAACACCTCTATCCTTAGCATCATCTGATGAAGGAGCAGTGTCACCACCAACTGTGATGATAGGGTCATCGATAGTGGTTACTGTAGAATTTACAGTTGTAGTTGTGCCATTAACAGTGAGGTTACCCTCTATTAAAGCATTTGTATTAACAGTTAAACTACCGTCGACAGTTACATCATCTGTAAATTGAGAGACTGCATTTACTGTTAGGACATCTGTGTTAGCATCGCCAATCGTCGTCAAAGGAGCGTTGATTGTTACCCGCTCATTCATTGTAACAAATCCATGCACAGTTAGTGAGCCATCTGTGGCATTTCCTTGACCGACACGTCCTATTGTAGTAGCACCTGATTCTCCTAAGATGGAGAATTCAATAGTATCATTAGTTGCTACCTTACCAACGTAGAAGTCATCACCAACATGTAAGTCTGCAACTATTCCTGCACCACCCGCAACTCTTAAGTTAGCATCTGCATCATTAGCAAATGAAGCATTGTGTGCTGCTGATGCTCCAACATACTGACGATATTTTACATCAACGTTATTAAGTAGAGAAGGACGTGTGCGAGCAGTGCCTGCGTCCTTAACTACGATTCTATCAGAAACATATAAGTCAGTGCCCACTCTGACATCTTTATCAATATTAACACCACCCGCATATGTTGCGTTACCACCACTGGTCAATGTGATTGCAGATTCTGATGTTGTAGAGTCAACAACTATATTATTTGTCCTTTCAAAAGTATTGACACCACCGACATTTAGACTACCTTCTATGTCTGTATTACCATTTGTAGAAGACACTTTAAATGTCTGGCCACTACCATTGGTTATCGTGAAGAATTTACCAGTAGTATCGAGTGTAATATCATCGTGGAATACTGAATCATTATCAACGTCTAAGGTTGAATTGAATGTAACAGCAGAATCTACATCAAGAGTGCTGTTAAATGTTACTCCACTATCCACATCCAGTGTGCCATCTGTATGTGTATTACCATTATCTGTATCAATATCAAATACGCTAGTGCCACCCGCAGTTTGAATCTCGAATTTTTTATTGTCTGCTTGTATAAGAAGACCATCAGTTATATTTGTCTGTAACTGAATGTCAACTGTACCTTGAATAACTGTGTTACCTGTCGCACTTGCAACAGTAAACTTATCAGTAGTATTATCTCTAATTGCGAAGTTGGCATCTATGTCAACAGCACCATCTATTTCAACGTCACCATTCAAGTGAGTTGTGCCACCAACGTTAAGGTTTTCAGAAATGCCTGCACCACCAGTTACTACCAGTGTGCCAGTTGTAGGTGTCTTCCAAGTAGAAGACGTATTGGTTGTTAGACGGAGATTCCCTGCAATAACAGGAGCGTCAGTGCCAGAGTAAACTTCGCTGACATTGGTCGCGTCGTAGAGGAAGCGATAGCCGCCAGTGCCAGACCACATGTTAGAGTCCGCGTAATTCTCATCCCAACCGAAGAAACCAAATCTTTCCTGTGTATCATAGTACCTAAATTCTACACCACGATCCTTGTTATCGTCAACTACTAAAGTATCCTCACCACCAAGTGTGATGATAGGGTCTTGCACAGTAATAGTTGTGGAGTTGACAGTCGTGGTTGTGCCATCAACTTGTAAATCACCACGAATTTGGACTAGACCTGTGACTGCATCGTCATCATTAGGGTCTAATACCATTGTGGCATTAGTTGTAGATAAGGTATTATCTTGGAATTGATAACCTTCTACGTTTACTCTATTAGAAACATTAGTTGCACTAATAGTGATATCATTATCAGATGTTATATTGATGTTAGCGTCACCACTACCTGAGTTAGTAGATGAAATACTAAGTGCTCTAGGCATCGTAGTATTCTGGGTGAGTTTAAAGTCTAGATTACCATCACCAGTCTTGTCTAGTATCTGGTCGATTGCACCATCTAAAGTGATGTCTGTATCAGAGAAGTAAGTCCTTACATTAATATCAACTTCTCCTGCACCACCATCAGTGAGAGATATACTGTTACCTTGTCCTGTATGATGATGACACCAGTAGTAGAGAGTTGCGGGTGCATCAGCCTGCACTATCCATGTTACTGTGCGAACTGTAGCAGAATTAAACTCAGCAGTATACTCTGCCATAGTTTTCTCAACACCATCTAATGTGTAGACAATCCCTGGCATGTAGTGAGCACCACCAGGAACTAAGTCTCCATCTTCTGTAAGACTAAACATTAATGGGTGAGGTTGACCACCACCATAGGTAGCATTAGTGGAATCATTCTGATTGAAGACGTATGTTACTCCTCTCTTGACATTCAAGACAGGTGTTTCTACACCATCAATATAGAATACACCAGTTGATTGTCCTCCAACAGTATCTACACCAACTGTGACTGTTTTGTTAGTAACTAACTGTTGAGTCCCACCACTACCATCACCTGTATTATTAACACTAAAGAGTAAGTTACCAGTTGTATCATTTACCTTCGTATAGTTAAGGTAATTAAATCCTCTATAACCAGTAACAGGAGTTAATTCTTGGTCTAATTCAAAATGCTCATGTGAGTTACCATCAGCAAACGAAACGCGATTATTTTGTAGTTGAGTATTATCTACACCCGCAGCAGCGATGGTTACGAAACCACCTTCTATACTGTTTCCTGCATCCCATGCAGTTACATCAAAATCTTCTTGGTTAAATGCTGCTATACCTTTTTGTGGTGCTATAGCAGTCCCTAAGTATCTCCAACTTCCTGCATCAGATGAATCTGTATGAGTAGGCTCTCCTACTCCTGCACCGATATCTAATATTGCTTCATATAAAACGTCAGAACTATTCTTTATCTTAGAATATCTTGGATATGCTGAAGAGTTACTATATGCTGCAGCAAAACTTCCCTGTGTTGCAGTTGCAATAGGAGAAGTCTGTGCGAATGTTAAACGACCATATCTATCAACGTTGAAGTTGGTTGTGTTAACAGTTTCAGTACCTGTGGTAGCAGAGATAAGAGGTGTATCTGCATTACCTATTGGGTTGTAGTTATCAACAACAACTGTTGTATCAGCAAGGTCTAAGAATGGGTTAGATGATTGACCATTACCATTCTGGACAATAACACGTCCACTACCACCAGTGATTGTCCTACTAACTATTGTGCCTTCTGCCTGACGTGATATCAGACCGAATGTGGTCATGTTAGATAGAGATGTTAAGTCGCTATCTAATGGTTGAGCGTCAGCAATTCCATACGCTGCTAAAGATGTAGGAGTTGTAGCATCTACAATACGACCTCTAGAGTCGATAGTTACCTGAGAATATGTGCCTTGTGCGTCTAAGTTATTTGCATCGTAATGTGGTAGTGCGACCACATAGTTTAATTCTGCTGTGATGGTTAAGTTTGCAGACCCATCAAAAGTACCTGCTCCAGACATATCACCACCAAGTGATATCTGACGAGCGTTAGCAAGACGTGTAGCAGTTGCAGCATTACCAATTACAGATGCAGTAATTGCACCCGCTTCAAAGTTACCGTCAGCATCCCTTTTAACAAGAGTGTTAGCGGTGTTTGATTCGGTTTCAATAGGTCTCTCATACTTTAGAGAGTTCCATGCTGTAACACCGTCTCCTATTTTAATACGTGAAGTATCAATCTCAATACCCAACTCACCCTGAGCAAGTATCGGATTGACGTTAGCCCATTGCTGTGCACCGTCACGTCGTAGTTGTAGTCTATTTGCCATTACCTTTTATTTTGGGCTGCAGACGATTCCGTCTGATTTATTTATGCAATAACGAAGAGACCCCACGTTTCTGTTATGCTGCAGGCACTTCTGCAGGTTCCTCTACCTCAGTAGGTTCTGGGGGAGCAGGATTCAGATATTGTAGTGTCTCGATAGCACCAAGTAATTTGAGAGCAGTTGCCTCATTATCCTTGATTTTTTTTGCTAACTCTTGGTTTTCTGAAATAAGACTGCTATAGCGAGTTTGAAATTGCTCTAACAATTCTTCTTGTGTAGCAGTTTCCTTCACATCAACTGGCATGGTTTTCTCCATTTACGATAATTTGTTTAAGAAGAGATTTGATTTCACTCAAATCTAATTTTACAGCATCGACATCGGTTTGTAAAGCTTTGAAACTTTCTTCCTTTGCCTTCCTCTTATTATAAGCTGTCATATAATCATCATACTCTGTTTTGTTACAGTTTACAACAGCATTTGAATCTGGGTCTCTGTACCATCCATCCTTTCCCTTAACAGGGATTAGGTCGTTTGAGTATGGCTCTATATGGTCTGTGGTTTTGTCTGGACTTGACATAGGTCATCATTATGTGTACAATCAACCGTGTTAGGTTGCAAGAGCTATTGCCCTTAGGTCAGCAATGAGTGGTACTCGTGCCTGATTCTTAGAGCGCATTACGATTTTTAATTGGAAAGCATTGAAACTCAATCCTTTCTTCTCGTATGCATAATCCTTCCAAAGATATTCATCTGTTGGACTTGTATCATAGTCTTGATTCAAGGTTGTAATTGGGTCTCCAATCGGTGACCATCCAACGTTATTGGGGTCAGCGTTGTCACCTGTTTTGAAAGCACGATAATAAATTCTTACTTCCGTTTGTGGGTGTCTAGTGATTTGGAAATCAACCTTAATTGCTCGCGCTTCACTACCCAATCTTGCAAGACGAGTAATATAAACCGCGTCGTTTTGGTCACCTGTAGGTAACGTCGATACGTCCTGAGTCCTATCAATATCACCTTGTTGTCCGTATGGTGAAGGACCACCAGGCCATATGTTGACTCTGTTTGTAGTCGTAATAAGCGACATTCTATCTAGGTCAATACATGGAGACACAGTTTCTTTTTCTGTGCTCAGAGTTATTGCCATAGTTAGAGACTTATTACCATCCAGTTTGTTTTGCTCATTAACCTTAGATGCAATCATCTGAGGTGATGTAAATGAGTTTTCTTCATTAAGCACGACATCATAATATGTGCCATTATTAATGAATGAAGACTGGTCTCTAGGAGATGACCCTCCTTCACCACCACCATCACCAACCGATGTAGCAGTGGTAGTATTTACACGAGCAATAATCTCAGTTTCTGGAATTTGCATTGTGGAAACAGTAGGAGTCAAGCACTCAAACTGGACGTTTTGTGTGCCCCATACTTCAGCACCACCACCACGAATACCATTAGAAGCAACGTGGTCTACTGCTAACATGTAAGTATCAATCCAAGGACACTCAATGCTAGAGTGGACTTTATTGATTTCTGTTAGTGGTATACCATCTAAGTTATAACATTCAACTACTGTGCCAGATGGATGCTCTACATCTGCAGTACCATTACTACCTCTACCAGAAGTAGCAACAGTTATAACTTGACCATTAGATGATATTGAAGAATATGTTATAATTTCATCGCCAATTTTAAGATACCCAGGATTTAAGTTTCCTATTGCAGCACCACCAATGATGTTATGGAATTGTGATGCATCCTGCACCTGTATACTTGTACTTGATTGTGCAAGTGTAGTAGTTAATGTTGTGTCAGGTACCTCAGATACAATACCCATTAACTCAACGTTGTTTGTGCGTTGATGCATACCATGATTTCTATGATAGATAAGTACTTCCTTATCATCAGATGGGAATGATGGTGCTTGAGTTGGATATGCAGTATATGAATCTCCTGCATAGTTAATGGATGTGATAGTAGCACTTGTGCCACCAGGTTCGTTTAGTGTATCAGATGTATCGAATGCCTTAGTAATGAAATTCAATATTAATGTTGAAGTACCTGAATCATAAGATGTGCATGTACCTACTGCACCTGATGTTGACCCTGTTACTTGGTCACCGACTTCAAACACACCGTTGAAGATTGCAGATAATACAATCGTCGCTGTAGATTGTGATGAAGTTAAACCTTGGAATGGGTCACCGTTAGTATCGAGGAAACCAGCTGAGAATATTCCACTGATATCTGTCAATGTCATTTTCTCTGGGTCAGATACTGCATCGTATTCTTTAATAGTACCTGCAGCACCTGATGGTTGCTGTACTATTCTTGCACCAACTGTAAAGTTATAATTATTACCCGCAGGCATTAATAACTGTTGTGATGGTTTGATTGTTTGGATTGGGTTTTCAATAAGTTGATGAATACCTCTATTACCACGTCCTAACTCAGCGTTATTAAGAATAACTGTGCCAGTAGGTTGTGTGAAACTTGCACGGTATATTGTAAACTTCAAATCTTCATACTGGTCAGCAGTCCATGTAGATGCGTTTTGTGATTTGAATAACACACCTGAGTATGGTTGCTCAGATATAGTCCTTGTGCCTGACACATCAATGTCACCCATTCTGGATATCCAAACTTGATATTCATTAGAGTCAGATAGAAGCACAACACAATATTCTGTATCTGCCTTGATGTATACAGGAGACCTAAAGACAAATCTTGATGGTATTGCTGCGTTGTCTGATAATTCAATCTGGTCGGAATCAACTGTGCAGTCAGAGAAAGGTAGAATCTCTTTACTTGGATAACCATTTTCCATAGTCCTTATCTGCATAGAGATAGGAATATTACTATCCTTAGTCTTGAAGTAGATATCAACACTACTTAAGAATACACCACCTTCTTCTGCAACAAGGAATGATTGTGCAAGAGGGTCATACCAACCAATCTGACGTGTAGATGTCCTAGTAGTTGTAACAGTCCTTGTGTCATTAACCGTATCTCTAACAACCTCAGCGTTTCTAATTGCTAGGATATTCTCTCTAACAACCCTCAATGTACCTGTTGCCTGATATGTGGTATCTGCAGAAGAATCTACGTCACCTGATGCCTTACTGTTAGTATTAGATGTTGTAAATCTAACTGAGCGAGTACCTGTTGCCCAACGTGGGTTTGAATCATTCTTAGGTGATGGGATAAACAATGTACCTTGTAGGTTACCAATGTTATCTGACAATAGACGTCTGTCTCTAACAACAGCACGTGCACCTGATGTCTGTCCTACTAATACCTCACCAACGTTAGCGTTACCAAAGAAGTTTGGATTGACACTTTCTGCCATTGCAGTGATATCAATATTCAAGAAGTTAGTTTGTGATGCATATGACTCTGCTAATCCTGCTTGTCCGACACCGTATGGGTCAGTCTTTAATCCATCATTTGCAGGAGCAACTTTTAATTGACACTTAGATGTTTGACCAATAACTGTCTCACCAACAACGAAAGGTGTTTCGTTTGTATTAGGGTCTTGTGTAGATGACTTAGTAATCTCAATGACCTTAGGTAACATGTAACCAGTAACATCCACACCATCGAAGAATGCATACATTCTTGTGCGTGGTTTTAGTCTGTCAACGTTAAATCCAATATTTCTTGAGCGAATCCAAGGTACTACTGATTGTGATAATATTGTATCACCAAGTGATTTTCTTTCAATCTTCGGTATAATACGTGTCCTGATACCTTGTCTTGCTTGGTTATTAACAACCCTCCAAGTCCTTCTTTCATGTACGAATAGTGGTTGTCTTCCCTGTCCGTGACCTAATCTACCAAGTCTACGACCACCAGCTGAGAAACTACCAGACCTATTTCTAAATCTAGTGCTAGAAATTAATGATTCACCAGTCCAGTTGGTTCTCCAACCACCCCACTGAATAGGAGCAAAACCGTTTTGGTCAACCTGTAAATCTCTTGCTACAGCAGAGAAGTCACCTTCTACGTTTTCAATTCTTGCGGGTTTACGCTCGATGTCAATCCAGTCATCAGATGCAGGAGTTAAGTCAATACGACCAATGAAAGTAAACACGTTGAATGGGTTTACATTCTCTACTCTAGATGCATATGGTTGTGTAACAATAGGAGCATCAACGTAAGGTAACATAACCATGTTACCCTGAGTTTTAATTACATTGGTTGAGTCTGCTAAGTTTAATTCGAGCGGGACATTGGTTGTATAATGAGAAGGACGTAAATGACCTTGGCTAAAGTCCATGCTGCATTTATAGTCAACATTAAGGACGTCACCAATAGTATGGTCTGTAAAGTCATCAACAATGTATCCATTCTTAAGTCTATCAAATCCATTATCGTCATAAGATTTAGTGTTCTCTGCCTGCGATTCTAGCATAGTTAGAGACGTATAGTACTCAACATGTGACAATCTTGTTTCAATGTCACCAATATCCTTCATCGTATAACGACGAATAATCTCAGGGTTGATTAAAATGTCTCTTTCTACATCATAAACGTATGGACGATATTCAATTTGTGCTAACAACATAGCGTTGTCAATGTTGTCAGGAGGTGGAAGGTCTTCCGAAGATACACCTTTGACAATTTTTAATTGGTTATCGTGAGTTAAGAATAACTTATCTGCTCTAGGTAAGTAGTAACAATAGTCGCATCTAAATTCGCTATTAACTTTGGGTATGTCAAATATAGTAGACCCTCCCGAGCCACCACTGGTATCAAAAGTCCTCGCAGCGAAATCTAATGATGCACAGTTTACATAATAAGGTGCAGTAATAAGACCACTACCTGACGCTAATTCACCCACACCTGGGCGGAAGTCAATTTGGTCTCTTAGGAAGTTAATAGAACCATCCAGTTTGTATTTAGGAATCTCTTTGAAGGTAATACCAGTATATGATTGGTTACTGAAATAATCACCTGATGATTCATGGACGAAGTAATCAAAGATAACAAGAATCTTTCTAATAGGTGGTGTGAACTGTGGTAGTCTAGTCATCTTAGACACATCATAATAATGTGCTTTCTGTCCTGCATCTAATTCAAACTGACTGGTAACAACTTTACTACCTTTAGTTACAGACCCTTCTGCGTCATCAATAATACCAGATAATACAACGTTATCATCATCAACACCGTCAATAGTTTCACCTGGGATGAATGGAATTTCATTAAGAGCAACAAAGTATAGTCTTAATGTGGAGTTGATAAACTGAATAACTCTACCACGAGCACCAGATGTCTTACCTACAACAACACTACCATTGTCAAAGAATCTAGATTCTGTTAATACAAGATAAGGTGCTGTAGCATCAGCATCATTCTCTGATTCGTATACTGCTTGAATTTTATAAACGTCATTCAGTGCAAATGATATTTCTTCGTCTTCAATACGTGACCCATATAAGTTACCATATGCTAGACCATATCTCTGTTGGTCTTGCTGTACACGTGTGCGACTAACTTTAAGTGCACGCATTTTTGCAGCAGTCTTAATTTTCTTGGTAACAATATTTTTAGATACCAACGCGGTTAATTTAACAGTGGATACATTTGCTAGTCCGTCAATAGTAACTGACTGTCTGTCAGCACCAAATGTAACTGTCAATGTGCCTGCATCATTTAATGCATCTATGTCAAGGTTATCACCTGGGGAGTATGCTGACCCTGATTCTGCTAATACTGTTAGGAAATAATTTTCATTATCTAATGTAGCAAACTGCTCAGATTCTGGTAGAGATACAGTAACACCACCAGATACAACTGTCTTATTATTAAATGTCCTAAACACAAAGAATGATTCGTCAGCGATTGACTTCATCGATGTGCGAGGTGTATCAATGGTCATCTCACCATTCTGGTAGTCTTTCTGGAATACGAAAGGACGCATTCTTAATAGATTGGTGTAGTCACCATCAGTGATACTACCCTTAGTTAATCCTGTCTCTAGTAATGCTGTCTGTGTTTGAAAGTCAAAGATATAACTTGACTGTCCTGTTGCAGCATTTGTTGATACTGTATTGATACCACTAGATGTATCTACTCTTGCAATTCTTAGAGTCCTTTCACCTTCTCCTGTGGAGTTTACAGGTGTAACAACATCACCTGGGCGAAGGTCTGCTGCCATCTTGGTATTGTTACCTATAATATTTGTATTTCCTGCTTGGTCAATAGTTACACTAACACCTTCAATAATTGCTTGGTCATTTAGTAATAAGTTTGCACCAAATGTAACTGCATTACTTGCGTTTCTACCTCTAACTGTCCTTGCATCAGTCAAGTTAAATGAATGTGCTGCTTCTAATGTACCTATAACACGACCATCTCTTTCTATAACTTCACCGTTAATAAAGTCACCTGATACTTGCTCAACAAAACAATGTGTGCCACTTCCTGCATCAGCAACGAAACCTCTAGCGTTAGATGTCCTACCTTTTAATACATCACCAATAACTACTGCATTGTTTCCTGCAGCAAAGTTAATACCTGTCCACATTTGTGCATCAAATATCCACATATCGTAGATACCCGCATTATCATCCTGTAACTGAATTGTGCGACATCTACCAATCTGTCTACCAACAATAGAAGATGTATTGTTTAGTGTCCAGTCATCATACAATTCTAATGTTTGATATGCGGAAGTAACACCTTCACCAGTTAGGTCAGGCCACCCATATATGTCATACACTTTCATGAATTGACCTAGACGGAATGATATAATACCATTCTGCACACATTCAAAATCTCTAGGTTTAGGAGCATCTACAAATTCTGGGACTAAAAACTCAGTCCTATATCCTTTAACGTAAGCACGACCTGGGGATATCTCAAATGACATTAAATCATCTGATGCTAAATTACCATTTGCAGATGTTGACCCTGCACGATACACACCGTTGTTAAAACCATCATCTAAATTTTCTCTAGGTGTAATAGTAAATGTATCAATTACATAGTCACCTGATTCTTCATATGTCCTACGTGCTAATGATTTCTCTAATTCAGAGTATGCTGTAGAAGTAACAAATTCCTCTACCTTAGAATTATTAAGACGTAGTAATTCAATAAAGTTTTTATCTGTAGTATCGTTTATTGCTTTCTTTACAAGACTTGTCCTGATTCTAAATCTATGACCACCTGGGGCAGAATAGTTAGATGTGCCTGCAGCGTTGTCATTTAGATTAGGGTCATCTTCTGGAGTTACAATAGATTCACTAACTTCCAAACCAACACGATATGATGGTGTGTTAGTATACTGGTCAAGGATTAAATATGAAGATGGAATATCTACAAAGTGTCCTCTAATAAAATATACACCAGAATTAATATAAGCAACAGATGCCACTGCACTTGATTCAACTGGTAACAACTGTCCGAATGGTGACCCAACTTCAATCAAAGTTGTGCCGAAAGTTATTTCATTCTCTGCTAATAACTGCTCATTTGGTTGGAAAGTTTTAAGAGTTGTATCAGAAGTGGTGTCACCTGACTCAACATATTTGACATATAACGTTACATACCCACGAGATGACTCAGTTGATGGAATTGAATAGAGGACTTTCGCCTTGATGCCAGTGGTGATACCCTCAATTATTTGTCCATTTAACTGTGTCCTATATGTCTCAACATCAACACCTAAGAAAGACTGCTGTAATATAATTGCTTGCACTTGAAGGTCATATCCTACCTGACCTGGGATAACCATAGCACCTTCTTTGAAGAAGTGCTGACCTATGGACTCCATTTGATTCTGCAGAATTGACTGCATAGTAGTCAATTCTCTTGCTTGGATTGGATATCCTGGGCGGAAAAGGACTCTGTAAAAATTGTTGTCCTTATCGAAATCGTCGAAATAAGGAGAAATATTCAGATTAGTATTCTGTGGCATCTTAGAACTCGATTACGATTTTTATATCCTCGATTTGGTCACCCGCACGAGTAATTGCTCCTCTGTTATCTATGTAGATAACTTCACCAGAGTTAGGCTCAACTTCGGGTTTAGCATAGCCGTTGGTGAATGCCATACCTAAATCATATTCTGTGTTGTTTATGATTCTAGTACTAGCACCTGATACAATCGGGAAGTTGATATCAGGGTCAGCAGATGCACCAGATGTTGCACCTACAACAGGGTTTCCACCTTCAAACTCAATTAGATTTCCAGTGAATTCTGGGAATACACCGTCAATTCTATTTTGATAATATTTTAACACTTTAGTTGTGTTATTCCATGATATTACACGACCACGTGCAGTCACCTGTTGACCACCAATAGTTCTGGATTGTGTAATAATTTCGTCAGTCTGGAAGTTACCTGTAAAGGTTGGTGAAAAGATAACTGCCTTTGTTGCTGATAATGTAAGGTCAGAAGTTAATTCTTCTGTGCCATACTTGTTAGGATTGATAACCAAACCAATACGACGATAGTCGTTATCAGTTGGGAAGTCACCACTACCTTCAGCGTATGTAAACTTGGTATTAATCATGACTCGGAATCCACCTAACTCAGTTGCAGGGGATGCTCCATGTCCTTCTACTGGGGCAATAACAACTTCAACACTACCGCCTGTTCCTGTACCTGCTCCAATACCATTAACTTCATCGATAATTACTTTACCGAATGTATATCCACTACCACCAGATGTTACAGTAGCAGATACAATTCTACCACCATCAACAACGAGTGATACACGACCACCAATACCATCTCCTTTAATAGGGACGTTTTCGTATGTACCGTTATTATATCCACTACCAGAAGAAGCGATAATAACTGTATCAATTTCTCCACCAATAGCATCTGCTACAACTGCTGTATCAAACAGCACTGGCATATATTCGTTAGAGAAAAACTTCAAAACCTGTCCAACTGGAATGGTATACATATACTTCCAACGATAACCATCAGCAGTTGTGATGATAGATGTAGAAGTACCTGTAGGCTCAACAGTTGAAGGTTTACCGTTAGGGTCGCTAGGTGATGTACCGTTATAGATGCACTTATATACTTGATAACTTGAGTTTACAACATAGAAATCTGCATCATATAATTTAGTTGCACCAGAAGATGCAGTCTTTGTAGCACTATAGTCATGTCTATACATGTCATACACATAACCCAATCCACCAGTAGTTTGCTCTGGGGGAATCCAGTCAGTACGTCTGATAACTTGAATAGTATCATTTGCCAAGACCCTCTTAAGGGATATCATATCCGCATAGTCGTCGGAAAATTCTTGGAAAGAATCTACTGGGTCAGGTGGTGCATTTTCGTTATCCCATGTCTGTGGACGACCAATGAATACGTACAAACGGTCACGGTCAGCTCCAGCTAAGAGGTCGGACTGTGTTGGGTCGGGACCCTCAAGTGCACTTCTGAAACGTTCGGCAGTAAAGATTCTAAATTGGTCGGTTAATAGTGCCATGTCTAGCGATTGCCTTCTTTATATTTATAGGGGTTAGTCTTCTTCATTTCTGATAAACGTTGTATATTCAACAGAAATGATGTCGGCTTGTGCTCCTGAGGAGTTTCCTCTCAAGATTTCACCGACTGTAAACTTATAAGTTGGGTCATTATCTACAATATTTTCAACTGTTAGTGTAAATTGTCCTGATTTAGGACCTGTTACACGAGTGGTTGTTGTTGCAGTTAAACCTGATGTTAATCCTTCTACTACCTCTCCTATGTTAAACAGGGTAGTAGTGTTATATGTAATGATAATAGTTGCGGTTGATGTATGAGTATCACCGTCTCCCAATTCACCCGCAGCTTGGATAGTTGCGGTTAGAGGTGTTGCATTACCATCATATATCTGGTCTCCAATTTGGAATAGAGTGGTGTTTTGTCCACCTAATGTTTCCTCAATACCATATTTAGACGAGGCGATGCCACCATCTAGATTAATTTGGTTTTCATATTCAGTGCCAGTATTAATAAGGTCAATAATTCCATCACCAGCTCCATCCAATTCATCATCATCTTCAAATTTTCTATTAAGAATTAATCCTAAGGGATCTGTAAATGTGACAATATCATTTCCCTCTAATTCTAATAAGTTATGTGGAGGAACACCAGTGCCAGTAGACCCAGATGTGCCTCCTACAAATGCTATGATTTGAGATTTCTCATTAGACCTACCACCATCAATGAATGCTAATTCATCAACTTGGAATGTTAGATATAGTGACCTAGTAGTAGGATCCCAGTCATATACAATAGCAACTCTGTTATTAGATGATTCAACAACACGTCTTACCTTATCAGTAACAGAGAAATCATACTGTGTGATACCTGTATTTGCATCATCTTGTAAACTATCTAATGTAACCTTCTGGTCAAAACGGAAATTTACACCTCTATCACATCCAGTAAATGATGTTGCAGTTTTACCTGTATATCTAATAACTTCTCTTCCAACCAAAAACTTACCTGATCCTGGATATGGGTCAGTAGTTTCTATGTGGATAGTTGTGTCATTCGAGTCAACGTTTGTAAGTATACCAGACAGATTGTATAGGACACTGTTTAAAGATTGACGATTTCTTGCAGTACGGATCAGGTCAGTGTCTCTTGTGAAGATAATACTCGGTGTTCCCTGATATCCGCCACCTCCTGATATAAGGTCGATGTTTGTGATAACACCTAAGTCAATAAATGCTGCAGCAGATGCACCACTTCCACCACCACCTATGATTTGTATGAGTGGTGGTGTCTCAAAGAATTCTCCTGCATTGGTCAAAGATATAGAAGATACCTCACCAAACTGGTTTACAGAAGCAACACCAGTTGCACCCTGTCCACCTCCACCAGAAATAATAATATTTACATCTTCTTCTGTATAGTTTCTACCTTGCTGCTGAATTGATAAACCTGTTAGCAGTCCTGTGATAGGGACTAATTCTGCACCACTACCTCCACCACCTTCTATAACTGCAGTAGAATCAAAATAATTATCACCAAATCCAGTCATCTGGATAAAGTCTATAGCACCATCATCCTTTAAATATACATTACCAGTAGCATATCCATTAGAATTTTCATCCTCAATCTTTAAACGTAAAGGGTCATATCCCTCACCTGGGTCTAATACCTCTACTGCTATAATTTCTCCTGCAACTCCTGCTATAACTGGTCTTAACACTGCCTCTCTAATAGGTGTGCCACAGTTTCCTATACGAAGTCTGGGTGGGTCATTTGAATCATATCCACTTCCATTGGCAGTAACGTACACCTCTCTAACACCGTAGACGCTGTTAAACATCGGGACGATTTGTGCACCAGAGCCAGGAACTGTACGTGTCATACGATTACTAAGTCACCTATCATGTTGACGTGTGAAGGAACTCCACATTGGTATTTGTAAGTTGTGCCTGCTGCCAAATCCATAGGCACAGTGTAATACTGAATTCCTTCGGTATCACCACTTACACCATCAGTAATTAAAGCTCCTCCTGCTGATACTTTGATTTCAAATGGGTGTGATGCACCTGTTGTATTATTAAATCTATAAGTAAATCCTCTATACAAATAGAGAGTTGGGTTGGCATCAGTTGTAGCAACACCAGCTCCATTGAAAGTATATGCTGAAGAACCATTTGCCCCAATATTCCATCCTATCCCAGAAGAAGCAACTCTTTCAAAGGTACCGTTATCACAGAATATTACTTTTCCATTTTCATTTTTATTCTGTCCAATCTTCATGCCTAACTCAGCTGTTATCGTTAGCTGATTAGAAACCAAAGCAGTTGTAACACCAGTACCACCCAAAACCTCAACACCAGATGTTGCAGCTACAGCAGTATAACTTCCACTGTCACCTGATACAGATTGCAATGCATTTTGCACAACGTTAGGTGAGGAGTTTGTAATTGTTAAATTATCTCCTGCAACATCTGTTGATATACCAGTGCCACCTACAAAATTAATTAAAGTAGATGCACTATTTGCAGTCTTACTATTATTATCTGTCCCTATAGTAGTAAATACATTTTGGTCAGGAGCACCTAGTGTCCCTGTCATATTGATAGTAACTGTGTCACCAGCTATTGAAGTGGATATGTTTGTGCCACCCGCAATAGTTAAAGTATCAGTTGCAGCAGATGCTGTGGTTGCTCCACTATCTGCGTTTACAGTTTCAAATAAATTTTGTGTGCTACCTCCACCACCTGTTGCAGTCTCATCATTGGCAGGATACCAGTAACTATTAGTGCCATCC